GGAACTCCTTCACAATATTATGTAGATATGGTGGGACAGACGGGAGGTGCAGTTTCTCCAACTGTTCCTCAAATTTATGTTTATCAAACTGCCGATTCTGGACACTCTTCAACTACTACACCAACCAATCATAAATTGATGTATTATTATGTCGCACGACTTCAGGATGCTGGCGTATATACAAATAATGCTGATGTTGTTTATAAATTCATTGCGCCTATGTGTTCTGGACTCGCTTTTTATTTAAGTCAAAAGATAGCACCAGAAAAAACAGATGCATTGCGTTTATATTATGAAGATGAATTGGCACGGGCATTGAAAGAGGATGGGGAACGTACAAGTTCATTCATCACGCCACAAGCTTATTATCCGTCGATTACATAATGGCTAATTTTGCACGAGGAAAATACGCAGTTTCAATCTCTGACATTAGTGGGCTTCAATTCCCATACCGTCAGATGCTTAAACAATGGAATGGGCTTTGGGTACATTATTCAGAATACGAGGCTAAACAACCTCAATTATTTCCTAAACCAAGAATTATGGGGGCCGTTGGGTTACAAAATGCACGACCGGCACGGGTTGAGCCCGCTGTTACTAAGTTATTAAGTTATAATCCTTACTATTCGGAGTCTGGAAATACTAATATGGTAGTGTTTTTAGAGGGCCATGGATATACGACTAGTGATACAGTGCGTTTTCGAGAAGCTGTAAGTTTTAATGGGTTTACTTCTACGAAGATTGAAGATTCAGATGGATTCGCTGTAGCAGGCACGGGAGCACCGAGTACATGGACAAATTATACAAATTATACGACAGATAACTTTTTTTATGTTAATATATCAACCGAAACGGCTTCAGCGACTGGACAAGGTGGAGGATCCATTACCAGTGTTGGACCAGTAACAATTACTTATTAATTATGACTACATACGCAGAACTTACAACGCAATTACAAAACTGGGCAGAAGTTGATGACAATGTTTTTACTTCTACCATTGTAGATGATTTTATTCAAAATGCGGAATATCGCCTGATGACTGAACTGGATTTAGACGCTTTTCGCAGGGTCGATCAGTCCACATTAACAAGTGGGAATAATTTTCTCTCTACTCCGACAGGTATTCTTTATATTAGATATTTACGAACGCGTGATGCGGATAATGATTTTAATTATTTATTACAAAAAGACGTCTCATTTATGTCGGAATATGCCTTTGATCGGGCAACCGAAGGGACCCCAAAATACTACGCTAATTATAGCGCCACTGAGATCTACATAGCCCCAACCCCAAGTTCTGACTTGTATGTTGAATTGGGATATGTTAAAAGACCTAATAATGATGATGGTACAAAATTAAGTAGTACCAACACCACTACGTATTTGAGTTTAAACGCACCGAATGCGCTCCTATATGCCTGTCTCGTAGAGGCATTTACTTTTTTAAAGGACACGAACATGGTTCAATTATACGAGCAAAAATTTATTAGATCGTTAGCGGCTCTCGGTGTTGAACAAGATGGGCACAGGCGCGCAGATGATTATATAAATGGAGTAGTAAGACATCCGTTGCCACAAAGGCGACCAAGTCTTATACAACGATAAACTTTAATATGGAGATATTTTATGGCAATTAGTACAGCAGTTTGTAATACTTTTAAAAGTGAATTAATGTCAGGTCAGCATAATTTTGCAACATCTGGTGGAGACACCTACAAATTGGCTCTTTTCACAAATTCTGCAAGTTTAGGTGCAACAACTACTGATTATAGTACTTCAAATGAAGTCGCTAATTCAGGCACATATTCTGCAGGAGGGGGGAGTCTTTCTGGAAGGACTTTAACTGGAGGAGCAACAGATACTACAGCGTATGTAGATTTTACGGATTTGGCTTTTACGAGTGCGACAATTACAGCTCGTGGGTGCATGATTTATAATACCACTACCGGAACCGGTTCAAGTACAACTGATTCAGTATGTATCATTGATTTTGGTGGAGATAAAACATGTACGTCAGGAACTTTTACAATTCAATTTCCTGCAAACACTGCCACCGCTGCTATTTTGAGATTAGCATAGAGGTGAGACATGGCGTTTGTTTTAAATGATCGTGTAAAAGAAACCACGACAACAACAGGAACAGGAGCAGTCACTCTAGGTGGTACGTCTACTGGTTTTCAAACTTTTGCAGCAGGCATTGGCAATAGTAATACATGTTATTATGCTATTGTTCACCAAACTGCAAATGAATGGGAAACTGGTCTTGGTACACTTAATGGTGATAGTTCAACTTTAACCAGAACGGCTGTTTATGAAAGTACTAATTCTGATAGTGCAGAAGATTTTGCCGCAGGCACCAAAGATGTTTTTTGTACCCTACCTGCCAGTAAAACTCCAAGTCAAATTTTAACAACAGCCAATGATTTAATTTACGCTAATTCAGCCAATACACCCGCGCGTCTAGCAGCAGGAACGGGCAATCAAGTTTTAAAAATGAATTCTACCGGAACTGCTATTGCATGGGCAGCGGATTCAGCTGGAGTTTCATTAACAGGTTCTACAGATAATACAGTAACAACAGTTACTGGAGCAGATGCTATTCAAGGAGAAGCAAATCTAACTTTTGATGGATCAACTTTAGCAGTCACTGGAGCCATTACATCCACAACAACAGCTACTATTGGCACGGATCTTACTGTGACAGGAGCTGATATTACTTTAGGAAATGGATCTGCTTCTACTTTATTAAATCAACCAACGGCTCATGATACAGCTGGTAAGACAATGACTATTACCTCTGGGAGTACAACGGCTGGCACAACAAATAATATTGCAGGTGGTGCTTTAACACTACAAGGTGGCCAAGGAAAAGGAACCGGAGCTGGTGGTGACATTATTTTCAAAACTGCGAATGCCGCAGGAACTGCTGGTTCAAGTTTAAATTCTTATGGAACCGCACTTACGTTGTCTGATGATTTATCAGCAACTTTTGGTGGTGTTGCTGATTTAACGAATGGATCAAAACTTGCCACATCACAAGCATCTCTTGATTTATTTTATGCCAACAGTGCAACAGCTGTCGCCCGATTAGCCAAAGGTACAGGCAGTCAAGTATTAAGCATGAATGCAACAGCCACCGCTATTTCATGGGCCACTGCTGCTGGTGGGGCATGGACTAAAATTGCTACTATAACTGCAAGTAGTGATTCTGTTATTAATCTAGTAGATGGGGCTAGTAGCGTGATTCTGGACAGCACATATCCTATATACTGTGTTATGATTTACGGACTACATCCAGCAACAGATAATGAAGAATTGTTATTTCAAGGAAGTATTGATGGTGGTTCTAATTATAATGTATCGTTAGGTACTACTTATGCTCAAACCTGGAAACAAGCAGTTGGTGGTACTGCTGATGGTGGACATGATTATAATTCCTCTAGAGATAATTCCTTTCAAACAGGATATGTTATTCTTTGTAATGGAGTGGGTAATGGAGCTGATGAACAAGCAGTTGGCCAGCTTTGGTTTTATAATCCTTCAAGTACCACATTCAAAAAACATTTCCTTTGGAATAGTGTAGCCTATCAGGGTACAGATTATATTGTATGGGAAACTGTTTCAGGAGTTTTTAATTCTACTTCAGCTGTTGACGCTATAAGTTTTAAAATGGATAGCGGAAATATTGATGCAGGTAAATTTGTTTTATTTGGGGTGGGAGGATAATATAATGCCAAGATTTAAAAATATAAGCGGAACAAGAGTTCAATTTACAGAAGAGGAAGAAACTGCAAGAGACTTAGAAGAACAACAAGCTCTTGCTAGAAAAAATCCTGAAGCAATGACTGGTCTAAGAGAAAAAAGAAATAGGTTACTAACCGAGACTGATTTTTATGCTTTATCAGATGTTACGATGTCGGCAGAAATGACAACTTATAGACAAGAGCTCAGAGATTTGCCAAGCGGTTTAAGCACAGTTTCAGATGTTGAAAATGTAACTTGGCCAACGAAACCAACGGATTAATGTATTATGTTATTAGGTGATTCCGCATTTAGTTTTGTACCCTTTGCAACACAAGAACATGATGGAATCGCAGTTCTGACTGGACAAGCAATGACCTTGAGCCTTGGTACACCATCCGTTGTCGCGGATGCAGATGTATCGGTCACTGGACAAGGCATGACAATTTCGTTGGGGAACTTAACCATCGAAGTTGGTGTTGATGTTGCTGTTACAGGACAAGCGATGACACTTGGACTTGGTACTCCAACTGTGGTAGTATCCGTTGAAGTTGGCATTACTGGACTGAGTGTTGGTGCTGAAGTAGGCACACCGACCATTACAGGAACGGCGAGCGTCGCTGTAACAGGACAAGAAATGACATCTGCTGTTGGTGCACCTGCTGCAACAACATGGACCGAATTAACAACCAATGCAGACCAAACATGGGCTGTATTATATCCAGGCCGAAAGCCTGACTAGGAGAATTTATGGCATCCACATATACAACCATTTATGGTATAGAAAAAATTACAACCGGTGAACAATCGGGTACTTGGGGTACGACTGAAAACTATAACTGGGATATGATGGACCGTTTTGGTGGTTTCAAAAAAATCACTGTCAGTACTGCAACCAGTACTCTTTATTCAAAAACATCAGGAACACCAACCGATGGTGCAAGTCACTTACAAGATGGCCAATATCGTGTCATTGAATATTATAGTGCTTCCGATGTTGGAGATAATACAACCGTTACAATTGATCCCAATAGTGCTCCTGTTCATTATGTGGTCAAAAATAGTTTAGCAGGCAGTAGAAATTTAATTCTTTCGGCAGGAACCGGTGCTAACGTTACTGTGCAAAATGGTAAAAGCACAATCGTCTATAGTGATGGAGCAGGTTCTGGAGCAGCCGTTACAAATGCTTTGGCAAATTTACAAATTGCAACATTAGAATGTACGGGTGCTGCAGCCATCGATGGCACAGCAACAATCGATACTCTTAATCTAACAAATGTTTTAGGTGTTGCTTATGGTGGTTCAGGATTAACCTCTTATACTGCTGGTGATCTTGTATATGCATCAGGCACAACCACTATTGCAAAATTAGCAAAAGGAACAGCCTCTCAAGTTTTACAAATGAACTCAGGGGCCAGTGCACCCGAATGGGCAACACGGAGTGATTTTATTCCACCCGGTGCGATTCTTCCTTATTCAGGTGCAAGTGCACCTACGGGATATCTTTTATGTGATGGATCAGCTGTTAGTCGAAGTACCTATTCTGATTTATTTGCTATTACCAGTACCACATATGGTGAAGGAGATGGTTCCTCTACCTTTAATGTGCCTGATCTTGATGATAAATTTCCTATTGGAAAAGGATCAACATTTTCTACCTTGGGTGCAACTGGAGGATCAACAACCGTCGATATTACCCCAGCAGGAACGAATGCAGGCACCGCTATTACAACCGCACAACTCCCAGCGCATGCGCACGATAGTTTTGGATCAACTCTAACCTCATGGTCCGGCGGCACGGGTTCTTCAGTAAGTGTAAGTGCAGATCAGAGTTCTCTTAAAACAACGGACACTGTTTCAACTCTACAAACATTAGAAACAGGATCAGGACAAACTCATACTCATACTTTTTCAGGTACAGAGGCAACCCACACAATTACAAATCCGTATATTACACTCAACTATATTATCAAAACATAGGAGGGTTTATGCCATTAGCTAAGTTTGAATTTAACCCAGGCATAAACAAGCAACTCACAGAAACGGGTGCAGGAGAGCGTAGTGAATTTGTGGACTGTGATTTTGTGCGTTTTCGTTATGGACTGCCTGAGAAAATTGGTGGATGGGTCCAAGCCTATACAGCCAATACTCTTCTTGGAGCACCGCGTGCACAAAAATCCTATAATTCAAATACAGGCATTAAGTTTGATGCCATTGGGACCAATAAAAAATTTTATATCTTCGATGCCACGAATGGCACAATGAATGATGAAACGCCCCAGTCGAAAGGAACAAGGGGCAAGGCTGCAGCTATTTCAACCACAGGAACATTTACATCAACAAATGGGAGTGCTGTTGTAACGTGTGTCTGTGCATCGCATGATGCATCTGTTGGAGATTTTGTTACAATTTCTGCTGTGGCCAGTTTAGCGGATACCGGATATTCCGCATCTGATTTTACAACCAACCCGTTTGAAATTACTGCTATTGTCAACAGTAACAGTTTTAAAATTACCATGTCTGCTGTCGAATCAGGATCAGGTATGTCTACAACGGGGAATGCAACATTTACAATTCAAGTGAACATTGGAAACTATACTTCCTCGTTAGGCTTTGGGTGGGGAGCGGGTCCATGGAGTGATTCAACATGGGGTAGTCCACGTCCAACGTCTGTTGATATTGATGCAGGAAATTGGTCTATTGATAATTATGGTGAAGATGTAGTTGCTACAATCTATAATGGAGGCACGTATTATTTTGACACGTCTGCATTTGAAGGAGGGGGCACAGATCCATTAATTAATTTAATTGATTATAATACAGGAACCGATGCTTATTCTTTAAATGTAAATTCAACAACGATGCC